TTTCATTGTATAATGCTCTTGCTGATGTTCTTGATGAAACCACACCATATGAAAGAATCTATCTTGTTCGTTCATTAGTTTCAACTCGTGAGATTGGATTTTTACCTGGTGATCACGAAGATAAAGCAGATATTTACCAAATACCATACAAAAATATGGTAAAATATATGTTTCAAATGCCAACTGATGCTGATTTTGAAATGTTATATGGTAATTTGAAAGCACAAGAAACAATTAAATTCTGGAGTACATCCTTTATTAGGGGTACAACTTTGGATAATGCAATCGTTATTGTAGATGAATTTCAGAATCTTAATTTTCACGAATTAGATTCGATTATTACTCGTATTGGAGAGAATAGTCGAATTATTTTCTCTGGTGATGCTAGTCAAAGTGATTTGGTAAAAACAAATGACAGGAATGGCATACACGATTTTCTCAACATATTGCGTAAAATGCCATCCTTTGATATAATAGAGTATGGCATTGATGATATAGTTCGTTCTGGACTTGTCAAAGAATATATTATTTCAAAACTTGAAGTTGGTCTTTAATGTTTAATCATGTAGAACTGAATCTTCCTAAACTTTCCAGAGAGACTATTGACGGTGTTCGATATTACTCTGTACCTGATGAAGATGAATTAATTAAATTAGTTTCAATCACATCTATTACAAGTCATTATAATAAAGAAATTTTTATTAATTGGCGAAAGAAGGTAGGTGATGAAGAAGCTAATCGTATTACTAAAGCAGCTACTACTCGTGGCACTGATTTTCACACTCTTACTGAACATCATTTATTGAATGACGAGAAACTCCCAAAAGTTCCTCCAATTTCTAATTTTTTGTTTAATGTGGCGAAGGGAAAAATTGGTAATATAAATAATATTTACGCTTTAGAGGGTTCGCTCTACAGTAGGCAACTAGGAATTGCTGGAACAGTCGATTGTATTGCAGAATACGAAGACGAGTTAGCGATAATAGATTTTAAGACTTCAAAAAAACCAAAACCCAGAGACTGGATTGAACATTACTTTGTCCAGTGTATGGCATACGGTTGTATGTTATATGAATTAACAGGTATATCTGTTAAAAAATTAGTAATTATTATGTCCTGTGAAAATGGAGAATGCATCGTCTATGAAGAATACAACAAAGCAAAGTATATCAAACTCCTCGGAGAATACATTAACAAATTTATTCAAGATAAACTGGAACTCTATGGAACCGAATAAAGAACTAGAACAGGCAATCGAGAATAAATTCTTGACACCTTCAAAATTTGCAATGGAAATCGAAAAGATTGTAGCAGAAGAGGAAGACTTCAATTATATTGATGCAATCTGTTACTATTGCGAAACTAACAATATTGAGGTAGAATCAGTATCGAAGTTAATATCTAAACCTTTGAAAGAAAGATTGAAATGGGATGCAACCCGTCTTAACTTTATGAAACCCACATCAAGAGCTAAATTGCCTTTATAATGAAAAAATCAGAATTAATCCATTGGAGATTGCAAGCGATGCTTCGTGAGCATACTTTCCGTGACTTACAGTACTTAGGTGTTAGACCTGATAGTATTGGTGTTGACCAGCATTGGTATCGAATCGGAGAAGCAGAAGTACCTGTGGACTCAATTACAGAATTAGATAGTGAAGAGGAAGATGATGAAAGTGACTCCATTTGAAACCTACCAGTCATATCTATCAATGAAAAGTCATTTTACAAACCGTAAGTATGACTTTTTTCGATATGGTGGTAAATCTCGTGCAACTATGGCATCTTTCAACAAAAGGAAAGATAAGTATTGGTTTGAGAAAACATCGAGAAAATACTCTGATGAACAGATAGTTGATTTTTTACTCGCAAACTTTGTGACCACAGATAATCCAAAAAACCTATGGATAGGTGAGATTATTAATTCTGGTGAGAGGACATATGCAGATTGGGTGAGAAGACAACAGAGTATTTCATACCTTTTTAAAGAGGAGTCCAGTAAATTACTTGAAGAAAATGAACTTGATACTTTATTTGAATGTAAGAGTGGACACCCTATTATATTGAAAAGATTTCTAGGTGGGGATATCTCACTTGAAACTTTTGTTATCTATGATATAATATTTTCATTCTCAGAAAAGTTTGATGAGAAATTACTTGATCCCGTGTGGGAGACAGTAAGTATGAAAATTAGGAAGTATAAACCTTTCCTAAATATTAATGTATTCAACTTTAAAAAAATACTACGGGAAATCGTATGAGTGATTTTTTTGACTCCGACATAGTTCGTGAAGAACTACAAGAGATAAACGACTTGCAACTTTCTATTTACAAGAATGCAATGAAGTTTGGAACTTTTAGTCGTGAAGATAAAGTTGACCACATTGAAAAACTAACTGAATTATTAGAAAGACAAAAAGTAATGTACACTCGCATTAGTCTCTCTGATGATAAAGAAGCGATTGATTTAAAGAATCATTTACAAAAATCAGTTGAACTCATGGGTTTTCCAGAGGGAACTGATATGTCATTGTTATTCTCTGGTATGTCAAATACCATTGATAATATGAGAACACAACTTGACACTTGATTATTAATCTGTTATAATCCAATTATCTAAAATATCCAATTTATCCGAGGTATCCAAATGTCTTTTAAAGACCTAAAAAAACAGTCTAAACTTGGCTCACTTACTGCAAAGTTAGTAAAAGAAGTCGAGAAGATGAACAACACGGGCGGTAACGCTGATGACCGTATCTGGAAGTTAGATGTAGACAAAGGAGGTAACGGTTATGCTGTTATCAGATTTCTACCTGCACCCGAAGGTGAAGATTTACCATTTGTAAAACTATATTCACACGCATTCCAAGGTCCTGGTGGATGGTTTATTGAGAATTCACTCACTACTCTTGGACAGAAAGACCCAGTTTCCGAGTATAATTCATTACTCTGGAACAACGGAACTGATGCTGGAAAAGAAACAGCAAGAAAACAGAAGCGTAAGTTAACTTACATTTCTAACATCTATGTTGTGAAAGATCCTGCGAATCCTGAGAACGAAGGTAAAGTATTTCTATACAAGTATGGAAAGAAAATCTTTGATAAACTCACAGCAGCAATGCAACCTGAGTTTGAAGATGAGGAAGCAATCGATCCATTTGATTTCTGGCAAGGTGCAAACTTTAAACTAAAGGCGAAGAACGTAGCAGGATACAGAAACTATGATAGTTCTGAGTTTGCTGCACAAAGTCCTTTACTTGACGATGATGATGCAATGGAAGCTCTCTGGAAGAAACAATTCTCTCTCGCTGAGATTGTTGCACCAGATCAGTTTAAAACATATGATGAGTTAAAGACTCGTTTAGATTATGTTTTAGGAGCAAAGGCAAAGTTACAAGTAGCTCAAGAAACTGAGTATGATAACTATGCTGCTCAAGAGACACAGAAAGTAACTGAGGAAGAAGTTCTTAAGAAATTAGAAACTTCCTACCAAGAAAGCAAAGCAGTTGAAACTGTGAATGCACCTTCTTCTGAAGAGGAGGAAGATCCACTAAGTTACTTTGCTAAGTTAGCAGAAAGTTAATTAGGTCAAAACAAAATTGACTTTTTAATTCCAAAATACTGGGAAAAAAATTCCCAGTATTTTTTTGTGCCTATTACTTTTTTTTATTCGTATATTCTTATGTTTTCGCCTTTGACAACTTTCTTAGAAACATATTGAGTGCTTCCTTTTGGATATTTCATTACCTTTTCTATCTCTTCTATAACCAATCCAATAAATTTGGGTTTAATTAAGTTTATATTTCTTTTACCATCATTTATTCTATTCTCATAAATTTCATTAGTGATTTCAGTAACTACCTCTGTGCTAATAGTTTGTTGAACTCCTAATCCAACATCAAAGAAAGTAATGGTGAAAGTAGATGGAACTTCTAAACCTTTTGGAACAATTACTTTCCCAACAGAATTTTTTATTTCTCTTGTTTCATAATGATGAATATTTTGAAGTGCTGCATCTGAACCATACTTATTAATTAGGTAATTATAATATGATTGATGTTCTAGTGGCCATTCTTGTTGTACATTTATAATATTATTTGAAAGCAATACCATCCAATCTAAATTAGAATCACCATAAATTTTATATGCCACATTATCAGGTCTTTCATCAGTTATGATTTGATATTTTGTAAAGAAAGTTAAATCACTGAATATCTCTTCTGATATCTTAGTTCTTTTGAATAGATTTTTTACTCTAATATAATCTGATATGTTTTGTGCTTTAGAAAGACGACTTACATAGTCAAAATCTGGCACATATCTGAAAAACTTTTTTGCCATTGTTAGAATCCCATGTTTTGTTCGTTGTCTGCATACTCATGTGAATAGATTGGTTCAATTTCACCAAATGACATGGCTATTTGATATGATGTCATAGATGGTTCACCTCTATATGTCATGTAAGATCCATCTGGTGTATAATTTACTGTAAAATTAGTGCATGCACATGGTTTAAATTTATTCATATAAGGATGCTGTTCAGTGTTATCTCCAAATATGTACTCTAATTCAAAAATTCTAGGACTTTTTAAGAATAAATCTTTATCAGATATTTGAGGTGTCATATTTCTTTTCATTGCTCTAATAATTTTACGAATAGTTTTTGCTTCTTCAGGCTCTCTTGGTGTTAGGGTAAAATTAAAATTAAATGACCTTAAATTAGGACCAGTGAATAATAATTCTAAATTAGGGTTAATAACTTGACCTGTAGTACGACCTAGTACGTTTGCACCTACTGCCTGACCTGCAAAGTATGCAATTATTGCTGCCTTTGCATCTCCATTTCCTCCTAACAATCTACTGAACTCTGCATCTACACCACTGACCATTCCACTGAGTGCTTCACCAATTTTTCCTTCTCCAGCATCTCTAATTGCACCAGCTGCAATACCTGCACCTGCTCTTTGTATCTCATTTAATGTCTCACCACCCCAACTGACTGCTGTTGCCTCTGATAGTTGTGGTTGCATTGGAAGTTGAATTGTTTCTTGTGGATTTTTAAATCTTT